TGGTGATGTTACGGCTGTTGGCAGTACCGATGGTTTGGTCGGCAATACGCTCGCGGCTATCCTTGGTACCAGGAGTACCCCAAAACTTGTAGCGATCCAGCTGTACGGTTTGGCCAGGTTGACGGGTGAAGTCGTGGACAACCACGGGCTCAACCGCCATCTCGGCAATGTAAGCAGGGTGGGGACGATAGAGTTCGGCCCCTAGAATTTTCGGAAAATCGTTATCAATAAACACTTTGTGCTATCCTCCAGAATCGCAGGAAATTTTATCGGGTGAAAGATGCAGACATTAGCATGTCTTATCTACTATAAATTTTAACAGGCCGTAATTTTTATCAGTAGTACTGAGGAGTCGTTTGCTTGTAAATAGCTCCATATGAATTACTAGAGCCATAAGATTCGGGATCCACAACAGATTGTTGTTGGAAACCAGGGACTCCAAGTGCTCCAGGGACCATGCCGGCAGCAACGCCACCTAAGCCTGCAAGAGCAGCGCCACCGGGAACAGCTAAACCTGCGGCTGCTTTTTGAACAGCAGAAGCAGGCATATTACCGGCAGCAAGATATGCATTCTTAAGTACATCACGCATGCCACCAAGAGCTTGTTGACGTGCGCCGCCTTCTCGCACAGATCCCATTGCAGCTTGCACTGCTTTACCAGGACGTGCAATGCCTTTTTTCATGATCTCGCCAATAGCCGGGGCATAACGTCCAGCAAGGCGAGCAGCACCAAGGCCACCCCTGGCACCTAAAGCAGCAGCCATACCACCTAAAGCGGCAGTACCACTATCTTCTCCTTGTCCAGCAAGGGCTCCACCAACCGCCAAACCGGCGGCAGCGGGAAGCCCGTACGCAAGAAGAGGACGTGTTTGTCCAAGAGGAGTACGCATTTTACTCCATTACAAACAGTTTGTTTGCAACAGTGTTGGGTTGTGCGTGGTTCAGCATGCGCCAGGCATTCTGGGGATCACGCGCCATGGTCTCACTGAAACCACCCCAGAAATTCTGAGGGGCCTGAAGAGCTGCGGCCGAAGGAGGAGCAGGGAAGTTACCGTACTGCGGATTGATCGCTGCAGTGGGATAACCTTGCGTCTCAAGCTGTTGCTCGTTTTCGTACACGGGGTACGGACCTTCGGGACCAAAGAACTTCAGCGTGTAATCGCTAAGCACATCAGGGTTGGTCAGAATCTCGTTATAAGCCAGGTTCTCCTGGTGCTCATTAACGGCGAAGTTGGCGTAACCATGAAGCTGGTTAACAGCGTTGACGGAAACATTGGCATAACCACGAATCAGATCAGCGGCCTTGCTTCCCCATGCGACCGCGCTGTCCAGCATTCCTTCCAGGTTGAGGGCGTACTGGTTCAGAATTCCCGGAGCTTCCATCCCGAACGCGCCCAGGACCTGACGAGTTTGGTCGCTTAGGTTGTAGTAATCCGCTACCGCGCTGTCCACTTCCGCGTGCGCCTGCGCCGCCGAGGATCCCGTCAAGTAGGTTGGGGAAGAGTTGGGCGAGTATCCCTGGTTGAGATACGAGGTCGGCGCTACCGATTGTTGCGTAGCCTGGGGGCTGCTGTACCCGTAGTTGGCCGGGGTATACGCTGTCGTCGGAGCTGATGGTTGACCCTGGAACGGGGATTGAACTGGAGCGCTCAGTACGTTCACTACCTTGTTGAACGCCGACTCCCAAGGGTTCGCCGCCTGTTGGTATTGGGGGGCGTACTGAGTAGGGGCTGATTGGTAGCTGGGGGCCGCTTGGGGCACTGCTTGGGGGTAGCTGGTACCCACTTGATAAGCCTGGGGCGCCACCTGGTAGCTGACCGGGGCCGCTTGCGGTGCTGCCACCACGTAGCTGCTCGGGGCGACGGCTGGTGCTTGGCTCATCTGTGGGATCGATTGGACGGTAGCGTCCTGCATAACTCATCTCCTTTTGTAAAGCTTCTAAGGTTCGATACAGATATGGAGTTAAATCCAATCGCGGATCCGCAGCCATCGGTAAATCCGGTGATTGCGGGTGAGGAGTCTGCATCATGCCCCCCACTAGGCGAGAGAATTGAGAGTAAACACCCTGCAATTCATTCACCATCCTGAACGGGAAGCCTGAAAGCATCCCGGCCCTTTCCTCATCTGTTTTGGATGGGAATAGGTATTTCAGTGCTTCAATGCTATCAACACCTAACTCTTGTAGGTTCCTCACCACAATAGAGTTGTTTAGTGTATCTTGCGTTGAGTCTTCATAAACAGGACCAAGCCAACGCCATTGCATCGTTACATCACCATCTGGGATGAGTCCCAAAACGCCTGGTGGCATTTGTTGTGTCTTAAGACATGCCATCATCAAACGTTTGACTTGTTCATCAAACCCACCCATTGCTTCTTCATACATATCAACTTGTTCTTGAGAAGCATTCTCACCTGGCTCCACGGGTTTTTCTACTCCTGCCGCCGCTGCTAACGTCTCACGGAACAACCGTTCTTCTTGGAAAATAATAAGTTCTAAACAACGGCAAACCCCGTAGGTATAAATTGCAGTAGCTTTTTTCTTTGAAGTTGCAGAAACACGTCCAAATAGTGATTTGTATTCAGTTGCTGTTACGCCAGCTGAAATAGACAGTTCATCTACGCCCCCAAGGGCGGTCCGGATTTCTTCTCTGTATTGACGAGCAAATGAATTTTGATCTCCAGTGATTGCATCTGGGACGATGTAGCCAACTCGGTCGTTTGGTTCCAGGTTTGCAATGACGCGTGGAACTCTGATCTCACCATCTACACCGCGACTGATTGGATCAGATTTGAATCGTGATTGGCTTAAAGGACCAAGACCGGTGAAGCCTGAGTTTGCTGCAATAGAGGGACGCTGGACAACACTGTCTCCACCAGACTCCATAAGGTCTGTCTTGGGACGAGATGAGAGAAGGGTCGGGTTACCAAAGAACTGTACGTTCTTACGCATAGTACGCACCATTTGGTCATGCGTACAAATATGATTGGCAACAGCAGCGAATTCGCCCACACCTTCGGTTGCAAATCCTTTGGGATTATTAAAGATCTCAACGCAGGGAATAAATTTAAGAGTATTGCGGAATGTTTTTGTTTTGCCGCCGTAAGAATAATTAGGTTGCTCAAAAGACATTTCACCTTCTGAGTGTGTTTCTTCAATTTCGTTTTGTTTGATTGATAGGCGGATATAACGTTTAGCGCCTTGTCCCATTGTTGCTGGACCAGTTATGTTATTAGATTGAACATCTTGTTCATATCCAAAACCACGACGGACCTTGTAGCTATAGATGATTACAACTTCATCCAACTCGCCGTCAATATTGTAATAAGTACGATACTCGTGCCTACGGAAGTAGTAAAGGCGATAATTGTTTTCAGTAGGACGAATGTAAAATAATCCCTGGCCATCACAAAGGAAGTAATCCCATATGGAATCCAGGCGAGTATCGATCTGGTTGTATTTAACTACGCGATCAATGAAATCTTTACGTTGATTACCAAAGTTATCTTGTGCTGGGAAAAATTCAACCCCTTGGCGTATGCCAAAAAGTTTCATTTGTGCTAAATGCGAAGCAACAATGCCAGTATCAACCATTGTTCCGCCATCTTTTTCAAGATACGAATCAACAATTTCTTTTAACCTGGCATTAGCGTCGACAGCCATTAACTATTTACCCTTACTACTGTTAATCCTAGCAGTTTTCTTTTGTTCTTAGTAAACGTACTTTACGGTTCCAGGGGGAAGTTCTTGTCCATATTGAGGACCGTTATACAAACCTTGGCTACCCATTGCAATTGCTCCGGCATTACCCATGGGAACTGAGCCGTTTGAATAAGCTAATGGCAACTGGGGACCACCGGGTTTAATGCCCCGATAAATTTTTTCAATTTCGTCTGCAGATTTGGGATCCCATTCTTTTAACATTTTTATATCCTCTGGCGACATACCGCGAATTCCTCTTTGCTGGATACGAAAAGATGGATCGGCTGCCATCAACGGATTGGGATTGGCCTGCGCATTGTAGCCGGTATTACCTGCTGCCCCTGGGAAATTAAAAAACATTTTAAATATTACTTGTTGTTTTTATTTTACTCTTCTATTACTTCGTATCCAGCACTGTCGTTGAGCTTAGTTAAAAGAACACCGTTTGCCTTGAGTTTCCATTCCAAGACATCTCCCTCTTGCCAGCCAAGGGTTTCTATGATGTCGTCCGGCAAAATGATGAACGATTCTCCGTTTTTGTCTTCTTGTACTTCCAGGATGTAGCTCATTTGGTCAAAAGCTTTTCCACAAGTTTATCAAGCTTCATGTTGATTTGTTTAAAATTATCATGCATTTCCTTAATTTCCCTAAGGAAGTCAACCTTAAGCACGTAGTCCAACGGTAGCCTATTGACTTTTTCTTCCAGGTTATCCAGTTTTCTTTCCTGGTCTTTTACTGTGGTAAATAGTTGTGTTGCACGATCTGAAAAGCGTCCTAGAATTTTAGTGGCGGTCCAGGATCCGCCAGTTACGCCTGCTATACCAAGCGTAATATACATAGCTAAATACTCTGGTCCCACGACTGAAGTTCTTTTTATTATTCTAAACTTTAGTAATCGAGGTGAAGCTGACCTTTCCTAGCCAATCCCGTAACCAACCACACGAGAGCGTCTACACAATCATCATGACTACTAACGCCGAAATTCGTGAGTTCCTCGAAGAGATTTGTGAAGTTCCTGAAACGGTTGAAGATGATTTTACGATCTTCAAACATTCCCATGATGCCTCGGAAACGTGCAAGTTTATCTGCACGAAAGCCTTTTACTGGGTGCCAAATTAAGTTGTAAAGATTTTCGTTGTTAAGGCAAACGCGTTTAAAGTCTGCCTCAAGGGAAGCCTGATACTGGACGGCTTCCGACCAAATATCACACGTTGAATAGGTTGGGAAATAATTATTGTTATCATCTTTTCCAAGGATAGACCAATCATTGAGCAGTTCTTTCATGGCATCTAGTTTTTCTAGGTTACCCATTACACGTATCCTGCGGTAATCAATAATATGGATGCGATCGCCAATGCGTCCACCCAAAATCATTACGGTGTAGTCATTCTTTTCTTTAATGCCTGCAGACAAGTCAACGCCAATGCCCAGGGCATCAAACTCTGTTGCAATTTCCGCCTTAACAATAAGTTCTGGTGCCAGTGATAGTTCATTTTGTCTGATGACTTGGTTCATGTACTGAAACGAAAAAGAAATTGGTGCTTGCCGTTTCTTTTCTTTTAGGTATTCCAAGGGCCACATATCTGGCCAGTAAGATTCTTCTTCTCCGGTTTTTATGTTGTTTTGTATAGCAGATAGGACAATTTGAATCCAATTGTTTTGTTCATTAAATGTGGTGGAATGGATGTCGTCATGTCGGAAGCGCGTACCAAGACAGATTGCCCTGGCACCTTCGAACATCGTTGGTGAGATCACCGCGTTCCAGTTATCCTGCATTGTCTTACGTATGTCAGGATTAGCAATATCAGCAGCAGACTTAATAGCGTCATCGATCATTACCAGGTGAGAACGTTTGGATGTCACTGAACCTTTAAGGCCAGCAGCACACAACGTAAATTGTTCATCACCTGTTACATCAATACCAGCAAATTTATGGTCAATGGACCAGTACTCATTACTTGTTACGTTTTTAAGTAGGCGTACAGTAGGGAAAACTTCTTGATATCGCTTGCTTTCAATGATACGTTTGATGGTTGCTGATTTGGAACGAGCAATATCAACGGTATAGGAAAGGTACAGAATTTGTAGTGGAAGTTTTGCTGTCGTATGGATTCCAATGGCCCAGGCCGTAAGCAGGCCTAAGACTGTGGATTTGGCTGATCCCCTGGGTGCAAGTAGGTCAATATTGGGTCCAGCAATTTTGATTAAACAAGAGCTATCTTCGTTGGTGACAAAGTGCCGATGCCATTCTTTGTGGTGGTCAGCCGGTGGTTTATCTGCTACATACTCACAGAAATACCCAAAATCTTCCCTTGCTCTTTCAAGGAGATGCTCGTTTTTATTTTCTTTTACTTTGAAGTTTTTGGATGCCGCCCTGGCATTACGTCGATGGGCTAAATGTATATAGGACGGCACAACAGGTATTCAAACTTCTATTGAATACTAACCCTTTTTACCAGACTTTTGCTTTTGTTCGCTGTATTTACGCGCTTTTTCAAGGGCTGCTTTACGCTTTTCCTTATCATTCATCTCAGTGCCATCCTCTTTCTTTGCTTCTTTCTTCTTGAGATACTCAAGAAATTGAGGGGGCATTTTACCTTTAGCCATTTTTATTTCTTCTTGGGAGGCATGGGCTTGCCTTTAGCAGGAGGAACGGCACCCTTACCTTTAGCGGGGGGCACAGCGCCTTTACCTTTGGCGGGAGGAACAGCACCCTTCTTGCCAACTTCTCCTTTGCCTGCGGGTACCATGCCCTTACCAGGTATGAACTTTTTCTCTGCTGCCATGATCAGAAGGTATCTCTTGTTTAAGTATACTGTTATTTATTCTTCTAGTTGCATCCTGGCCCACACACTCATGGTGGCTTCTTCCAGGGGTAGTTCGATTGGGTCATCTTTGAAGATGAACATGATCTCACGCATTGCTCTATCAGCACCGGCCATCAGTAGACCTTTACGATCTTTGACTGCCGTAAATTCTTCTACTTGTGCAATAGTGCTACGTAGCTCTCGTTGCATGCCGGCAATACGTGCAACACCATGGTCACGCTTGACGACATTCTCTTCCATTGATTCACGTAACTTACGAATATCCTCTTGCATTTCTGCAATTTCGTATAGCAACGTTTTACGGTGATCCGGTTTTGTGTACTTACTTTTTACCCAAGATTCACACGCAACGATACTTCCCTTATAACCAAGGAAACGGCTATAGAGGAAAACTTCAATTACTGAGTAGTTCTCTGAAGCAAAACCAAGGAATGATTCCTGGACTGAGCAGTCTAAACCGTCAACCCAGAAATCAAATACCTCAATATCGATAAGCTCGTTGGGCTTGACCGTAGTCTCGCTCTTCGTCTTTTTGCTTGAACTCTTGCTGTTGTCCAACAGAGGTTCGCTGCTCTTCAGCTCCCTTACCGATAGTTTCGCGTTCTTGTCCACCTGCATCCTCTGCTTTTTTCTTGGAAAACTCATAAGCCACGCCAGCAGCCTGACGATATTTATCTAGATCAAACCAATCATCAGCATTGGATTGATCAACGGGAACAGCGGCGCCAGTTGTGGCCATGGTTTATAAGCAATGAAAAAAATCAGAAATTACCCATCATGCCAGCAAGGCCTTGGGCAAAAATGTCACGACGTGATTCCAAAGACTTTTGACGTTGTTGACGGCCCTTGGAACCTTCAAGACGATTAAGAAGCTGTTCAAACTTACTGACGTCAAAGTAGTCGTCGGCAGTACCTTGACCAGTGGGAGTGCTATACATTGTTATTCTCCGGGTTAATTAATGTTATCAGAAATTGCCCATCATGCCAGCGAGGCCTTGGGCAAAGATGTCACGACGTGATTCCAAAGATTTTTGACGTTGTTGACGGCCCTTGGAACCTTCGAGGCGATTAAGCAGTTCTTCAAACTTGCTGATATCAAAGTAGTCGTCGGCGGTGCCTTGACCAGTAGGGGTGCTAGACATGGGAATACCTTTTTGGTAGTAAAACAATTATAGCAATTTTAATTTTAAAAATTAAAACTGCCAACAAGAGAATTATAAATGCTCCCTTGCGATTGAATCTTGGCTAGTTCTTTAGAGCCTTCCGTTTTTAATTTCTGTGTTTCCTTGTCAATCTCGCCTTGTAAGTTTGTCAGGCCAGCACTGTACAGAAATTGGCGACTATCGCGGATATTTTGTTGAGCTTCTTCCAACTCGGCAGGTGTGCCTTGGAAACTGTCTCCAAAGTTTGGTGTTGAGATACCAGTACGCTTTGCAAGATCCCCGGCTTGCACATTGCCCATTGTGGGCATGAGATCTTTTGAAAATTTAAACGTACGTTGGCCTGTACGTTCTCCTTCTGGGGTAAGAGTTTGTTTGCCATATTTTGTATCGTAGTAATTATCCAGGTAGCTCTGGTTAAATTTCTTTTGGTACTCAGTTCCTTTGTAGAGAGTATCGCGCAAGTCTTGGTTAGACGTGTAATACCCTTGGTTGAAGCGTTCGGTTGCTTTTGTTTTCTCTTCTTCTGTTGCTTGACGACCGAGGATTTCTTCGTACGCTGCGCCAATACCAGTTTGGCGGCGACCAGGGAGAAGTTCCTTGGTATAGATATCGGTTAAGTTTGTGACATCCTCCTCGGGCGGAGTCATGTCATATTTTGTAGCGTAATCACGCAGACGAGAAGTTGCGTCTTCGTAGCTTACCAGACCCTGGCGGAGCTGGTTTGTTACACCTTGACGTAATCCTGAGTAACCTGCGGCACCTGCTGCTTTACGGGCAGCGTCAGCGGCTTTTTGATCTGCCTTCTCTGTTGCTGCACGTTCATCAGCAAGAGACTCTTTTTTTTGTTGGTACTCTAGAAATTTTGAAAAAGAGTCATCCTTTGGAGGAGGATTGTATGTTACTGAAGGAGCGCTGCCACCCATGGTTTAACCTGCTAGTGATTCAATGTTAATACGCCTAATTGGACCAAACATTCCTGTTTGATTTGCTGCGTAACTTGCAATTTTTTCTTGTAGATTACCAATGCGTTCCCGACGTGAAGCTTCCAGGGATTCGGGAGATGTTTGGAAGGCTGTGTTCCAACGGGTTTCTTCCCTTCCCAAACCCATTTGTTTTGGAAGGAACTCACTAAATTGTTTACGTTTAGCTTCTAGTTGACGACCAAATTCTAAATCTGCTCCAGTACCGCTTCCATAAAGTTGATTAAACATGCCCATGCCAAGGTTGCCCTTTTGCATTTCACGGGCATTAACAACGGCATCAGCTTGAGCCGCCATTTGGGCGTTGGCTATATTGGCATTAAGTTGATTTGCTGATTGCTGGCCAAAAGCACCCATGATGCTTTGGAGCCCCATACCGGCACCTAATATTGCATCATCCCATCCAAAGGCCATTGGTTTTTTCCCTGCTTTTGATCCTATGTTTAAGCCTGCATTTAAGAAAGCATCTGATCCACTGGAACTCAAAGAGTCTGTAGAAAAGTAATTGCTTGCGGCCATGTGTTTATTTTACACTATGCAAAGTATCGATTCTGTTGAATGCTTGTACCAGGTACTTGAATTTGTGGATAACTTGCTAGGGTGTTTGCGTAAATTCCTGGGATAGCGCCCATGCCTTGGCGGAATCTTTCTTGTGCATTGGGACCACCGCCAAAAGCTGTAGCAATAGTCTCAGGAAGTTTGGCAAGAGTACCCCACATTAATTGTTGTTTTGCTTTTTCACGTGCGTCTTGCCTTCCTAATTCCAACAGTTGTGCCATTCCTTCTGGACTATTATTATAAGCATCTTGCGCAAGCCTTTTGCTAAGGGAGGGTAAAAGCGCTCCCATAAATTGACTTTCAGTCATGCTCTGTGGAGCAGCAAGGGCACCCATGAACTTACCTGCAAGTTCACTTTTGGGTTCAAAATCAGCTTTAAAACCTGTGTTGGCACCAGGGAAAATAACACCCATTTTTACCTCAGTACTGCGTTTGCGTAAGGGTTAGAAGTAAGCATAGTGCGAAGGGTTGCACCGCTTTCAGATTGTGCACCTTGTGCCAGGTTACCAGCAGTGCCTAGGATGCTCATACGTGCTAACTGATTACCTTGTGAAGCAATGAGCGATTGCTGGCGAACCAGGTCAGCATTCTTCATTTGGTTAACCAACGGCATATTGCGTTGGAAATTTAAATACTCTTGATCAGAATAAAACTTGCTTAAATCCTTGATAGCACCAGTTTCAACGCCAAGGTTATTGCGGAATTGAGTCATGCCAAGTTCAGATTGTTTCTCGGCAAGCGCAAGTTGAGAAGCAATTTCCCCCTCTTTACCCTTGGTAGGAATTTTAGTTACTGATTGACGACCATATTCAGCAGCGGCTGCACCTTGCTGAGCACCAACTTGGGCACCAAAAAATGGTAGTGCTACTTGAGCAGCTTTACCAAGAAGACCAAAACGGCCTGTAGCAGGAATAAACCGTGCTGCACCAGCGCCAAGTAAACCACCAACGCCTGCACCACCGATAGCACCAGCAGCACCCACAGGACGGCCTTCGCCAAGTTCAGTTAGTGCAGTAGTAACACCAGGGATGATTCCACCAGCAAGACCAAGGCGTCCTGTTGGAATATTACTAATACCTTGGCTAAGACCAGATGCAAACCGCTGAGGAATAGGCGTTCCGCCAGGGATGGCAGGAGAACCAGTAGCTCCAACCGTAATGCGACCTTGTCCACCACCTGAACCGCGTCCAGCCCCACCATAAGTAGGCTCAACGGAAGGGGCGCCAACATCACCCGTGACTGCAGGTTGTACTGGTGCACCTAAGCCAAGATTGCCCATCATGCCCCTTAGCCACTCATTAGCCATGCCTTGAGCTTGGGCGGCACTATTTAAAGTGGCAGGAGGTTGAAACTTACCGGCACCAGAACCACGACGTGTCCAACGTTCGTCGTTTGGTGAACCAGTATATCCTCCGGTTACGTCAGCCATTCCTACGAATATATTCTTATTGTTTAAATTCTATCAGAACTTATGTTTTGGTATTCTGTAACCGTTGGGAGTTGAGGACGGTTTCCAGCTGCAATTGATTCGTTAATTGCATTACCTGCTGCAACGCCTCCCAGAGACCCCGTAATGCCGCCTACAATGCCACGGATAGCTTTCTGCCGTGGGGTGGCACCAGAGCGTGCCCCGAGGGTTGCTGCAAGCGATCCTGTGGCGAAACCACCCACCATCGGAATGTTGACCGGATAGCCTAACATGCGAACTTCAGGTTTGCCTTCAAGGTTTTCTTTGGTGCCCTTGATGACTCCGAGTCCTAGTAAACCTTTGTCCTGGTACAGGAAATTCATATAGTTCCCATAACGCTGTGGAGTCAGGCTGGGAATTTCTTTTTTAGCCGTTTCATATTTCAATGGGTCACCAGTGCGCCCTAAGAAGAAGCGTTCAAATATCTCTTGAGTGGGCTGTGCAGTTTGCCGGCGATCGTCAGTACCTTTAGGGGAATAAGATTGCGCATACCCCTTGGGACGGAATTGTTCTTCCGGATTTGTAATGTCGTATGTACCAGCGGCAGCAAGGGCGGGTGTTGCAATGCCGATTGCTGCAATTGCTCTGGCACTGGGAGAACTGATAACACTTGGGTTAACACCAAGTTCTATCACGCGTTGAGCAATTGCCAAAGGATGGTTCCAACGCCACCAGTACGTGCGAGTGCCGTCGTTGGCAGCATCGATCAATAAACGAGATGTATAGGCTCCCAAAAACTGTGCCGGTGTTTCTTTGGCAGTAATGCCACGTTTTGCAATTTCAGATTTGAAACGCGGATCTAAGACACTCTCGCCATAACCAAGGCCTTCCTTGATCATTTGACGCTGAGTAATATCAGCTTTCTGGTAGCCGCGTTGGTATTGCTTTACTAAGTCTTGTGCTTTTTCTAGTGGGTTCATATTATCCCAACGGACTCCGTAATTGAGATAAATATTCGTCGTACTCGGGCATCATCTGAGACATATAACTTTGTGGTTTTGTATAGTTCCTCAAGAATGTATGCTCCAGTCCTTGCATTTGAAACTGTGTCCCAGGGGATACAGCCTGTGGTCCCTCCAGATGATTGACCTCAGCACGTTGTTGCATTTCTTGCATAAGCTGCTGCTGTTGTGACATGTTGGTAGGTGTCACCTCTGGGTACAGTGCTTTGCCCGCAACAGCATCTACTGCCATAGGAGAAAGGATTGATGCACCAAGGTTTGCAATTGTTTCAAGGCCGCCCCTAAGAGTATTAACAGGAATACCCATTATTGGTTTTGTTATCTTTTCGCCTGCCTTACGTGCTAACAAAGTTGCTGGATATGCAGTCAAAAAATCAGCTGCGCCATAAGCAGCTGCTGCTTTAGGGCCACCAGCAAAAAGACCAAAGCCCGCTGTTAGTGCGCTGCCGGTACCAACATTCCCGACAATGTCTTTATTTTTGCCAGCGTACTGCATTAGCCGCTGAATAAGACCTTGTGGTATCTGCATTGTATCTGCTATCTATTTTTTTATTTTATCTGGTGTTAGCTCAGCGTTTTGCCAGGGGAGGTATTTGTTTCTTCAGTTGTTACCGTTTCTTGCCCTTGTTTCTCTTCTGTTTTGACAGGTTCTGATTTAATTAAACCATTGCGATCAAGAAGCTGTGCAATGGATGGCTTGTTTTGCACTTCGTTTTCTGCACGATTTTCCGCCATCTTCATTAGGAATCCGTTGGGATCTGGGTTCTTCATGCGTGGCATTGGATTTTTAGCCATCTTTCCAGGATTCATGGTGGGGCTAAGTTTATATGCTTCGATCCATTCCCCTCTGTAATCTGGTTGATCCTGAGGCCTTTGCATTGTTTTGGCTCGGCCTTCATTAAAGTCATAATCGTCAGGTCGATTGAAACGACCTAAGCCTTCAAACAATTCGTACTGAGGGGTTACTTCTTTATTGTCATCAAAAAACGGAGTGTTAGGCGCAAAATTTAAATCTGGGTTATAGGTGATCTTGCGCGTCATCATGCGCTTAACCAAGTCTTCTTGATTAAACCTTGATGGGTTCCAGGGGTATTCACCTGTTTCGGGTTTGGATCGAAACAAATCGGCAAAATCTAACCGTTTACCGATCTGTCCTTTTTTGTCAAAAGGATTTTGGATGTACCGCCCAAGGTCTAACCGTGCATCTTGCGCCATTAGGACTCAGCTTTTGCTTTTTTGTTCTTATGTAAACCTACTAAAGTTTTACGCAAATTTGCTTGTTTTACGGTTTTTTCATCGTAGTCATCCGGATTAGCCAAGACATTTTCCTGAAGTTGTGCAGAGGTAATGCCGCGCTTCCGTGCTTTAGCAGTGAAGACACCTTCTTTCATGTCGGTGCTTTGAATCCATTTTTTATCTTTCTTTTTGTCGTCAGCCATAATTACTTAACAACTCCTAAACTCCTGAGAATCATTTGTGGATCTCGTCCCTCAATATTAGCCCTACGCAACGCTTCGCTGACCGCAACACTTTCACGGTTTACCTGACGTTGATTCAATTCGTTTTGGATTGCTGTAGCACCGCCCTTACCTGATTTTTCTAGGGCTTTTTTTAAGCCTTCATCTGATACGCCGGAGAATGGTGTAGCTTCTTGTTTTGCAATCCACCGGGGGACAGCTGTTGGTTTTTGATTAGCGGCCCCGGAGTGATAACCAGTTGACTTACCCATTGCTCCGGGAACATAATTTTCTTGGACACCATACACACCAATGCCTGGTCCGCCACCGGTCAATCGTTTAACAGCGTAAGGATCCGTGCGTTCACCTTCAGGCGGATTGGCCAGTAACTGATGCATGGCGCTATAGCTACCAGGGAAGTCAGGAGCAATTTCATCTGGTGCCCCCTTGACTAAAACATCTGGAGTACCAAAAATTTGACGTGTGCGTTCTTGTGGTTCTGCAGTGTGACGAACAGGAGAAGCACCGCGGATTGCGGTGCCTGCAGCCGTTGACTGAATTACAGCATCAGGCCCAATGTTTACAACGGTTCTTTCTTTTAATTCACCAAGGGGATCAAGAGGATTTGCACTTGCTACTTCAACTGCTTGGCGAATAGTACCAGGAAGTGAGATGTGCTCATTAAATTCCGGCATACCAGGTTTTAGTGGCATGCCAAATATTGTGGGTTTATCCACCCAGGTTGCTGCAAGCCGGTGTTCAAGACGTTTGGATCCAGGTCGATAACCTTGTTGTATCAAAGCGTCTCGTTGCGCCATCATTTCTTCTTTTGCCATATCGGCAAATTCTTGTGAAGAGACTGGGCGTGTTTCCACTTCTTCAATTTGTTGAGTAATGCCTGGTTCATCTTGTCGCATCATTGTTGCATAATCTGCATCTGCCATTTCATTAAGCAATGCAACTTGAGTTGGGTCGTATTGGTGATCAAGTTGCTCCAGGTGTGTGGTGCGGCCTACCGTTTGATTGGCGCCTGTCTCTAATGCATTATTTACTTGTAGTTGTTGAGCCGGAGCCACTTCGCGTTGGATAGTAGTAAGCGATTCGTTTTGAAGACTATCGAGTAACTGAGTGGCTGTCTGGTTTAAATTTTCAACATACGCAGTATTCATCCGAGTTTGCAAAGCTTTGCCTTTATTCGCACGTTCGGCTGCCTGAGTAGCAAGCATATCCTGGTACTCAGCAATTAAACGATCGGTCGGATCTATTGCAAGAGCATTCTCTGTAGTACCAGGGGCTGGACGTGAAGGCTCAACAATTGCAGGTGCTTTAGGCTCTGCTTGTGCAGCGGGAGTAGCTGGGATCTTTACGGTTTCCTGTGGAGCGGATTGTGTTAAACGAGTATTTGCAAGTTGTCTAACAGGACCCTTCACCATCTCCTGCAGATTGGCAGTTGTAATGGGCTGAGTTGCGGAACGAGCCGGTCCCTTGGGGATTTGTGCGCCACGACCAAAGAAACGACGTGCAGCTAACCCCGCACCTACAGCAGCAGCACCCGCAAGAGCAGCAGTACCAATCGTTTGAGCTACATTAGACTCCTGTTGTGGAGCTTTGAGTTGATTACGACGGAACTCTAGGACTTGTGGTGCCAGGGCTGCCCTTTCATAGGGGTCATCAGGTACATCAATACCGGTAGCTGAGCTAAATGCGTAAAAATCAGCTGGAGAGAGCGCCATTTGCAGCTATGACTAACTATTAATCCTTTCAAAATTCTATCGTTAACAAACTCAAGGCGTAGATGTCTTATATTTAAGAAATAAAATAAAAAGAAGGGAATGGAAGCGGGAACACGCCAGAAACGTGTGGAAGGTCTTGAGGCTATCAAGAACAAGGCGATGCAAATGGCTACAAAAGGGCACGATTCACTAGATGTGCGTAATTTTGTGTCTGATGCAAAGGCAAGTTTGGCTTATGAACTTCCAGATGAAGAAGCGTTTCATAAAGCAGCAAAGGCAACGTTGGCCTATAGGCGGTCAAAAGGGAAATAATAATTTTTTTTAATTTTTTAATGATTGCCGGGGGTAACAACCCCGGTTTTTTTGTCTGAATTCTTGGGGAAAGTAGGTAAAACACCGACAAAGATTCACTTTTCAGTCAAAGTAGGGTATTTTTATTTTAAAAAAAGTCCTACAAACCCAAATAGGGTACAAAATTACCTGACCCTTCTCCCACCTAGTAACCGAAGTGAAATGTGGGAAGAAAAAAAAGGAAGGTGTGGTGGGTATGTGAGTAGGTGAGGTAGGGAATACCGAACCTATCGCATGCACGGGTGCGAAGTGTAAACGTAACGCCCCTGATACGAATTCGTATCGCCCCTTTTTATCATCGAAACGCCGCCTATCGGCCTCGAAATTAGGGAATCCTCCTCGCTACGGTACGGTTCAGACAGAACTGTGGCGTAGAAAGAACCCTGTTGTACCAAGGCATTCAGTCGTTTGATTGAATGAATTTATATATACTTATCGAGGGCTGCGCATTCGTAACACGCAGAAACACCATCGCATTCTATTCAATGGACATCTTTTACACCGTCGTTACCAAGGACGCAACTTACCACTTTGTAGCCAACACTCAAGTGGGCTTAGTTCGTATCACCAAGCTTATCCGTAAGGGTAAGAGTGGTTACGACATGAGCACCACCATGAGTGTAAATATTGCACGTAAGTTCGCCCGTCAACTGCAAGCTAGGTGAGCATAGCTCCCATCCCGGTGCAATGCCGGGACTAGCTATTGCCTTCCAGGGAGATAGGCACCCTACACACAGGAGTAATCCCGTGAAACGCTTTATTGTTAACGTTGCAATCTTCACAGGGTTTACAGCTATGTGGACGTATCCAGTAAGCGTTGCTATAGATAAAGCAACAGCTAATCAATGCAGGACGCATGATTGGCCAGTGGAAAAGAATGAGGTTCACATGGATTGGTGCAATGCCAATGGCTATGCAACCAAGTGAATCACACATTACTTATCCTTGGGCACATAAGTCTTGCTTTGCTTCATTGGAAGCATAGATGCAAGACTAAACACTGATCCGTACAAGCGGGTGGCCAGGTGCAAACCCTGGTCCAGTTATTGCCACACACTGAGTGTGGCTCACAGAACAATGCTACGTAAAGCGTTAGCAGCTGCACTGATCGTTACTGCAGCAGCAGTGACTAAAGATCAGAGCAAAGAGAAGATGATCGAGGTTGTTAAAGATGGTAGGCGCAAGCTTGCCAACTGGATACAACCCAAGGACACACGTCC